GCCAACCGCGAAAAAAAAGTGAGCGCGCAAGCAAGTGAGTGAGCGGTTCACGCTCGAGCATTTCGCCGAGTGGGCGACCGGCCTGATCCTGGACTCCGGCGAGCCGTGGGAAGTCCAGCCGTTCCAGGCAGCGTTCCTCGAGGACGTGTTCTCGGGCTTCCGCGAGTGCTGGCTGGTCGTGCCGGAGGGCAACGGCAAGTCGACGCTCGTCGCCGGGCTGGCTCTCTACCACACGGAGTTCACGCCGGACGCGTGGGTGCCGATCGCTGCGAGCTCGCGCGACCAGGCCAGGATCATGTACCGGCAGGCGAAGGGGTTCGTGAGCCGTTCGCCGATGCTCGCGGGCCGGTTTCGCTGCTTCGACGGCTACCGGAAGATCGAGTTCGGCGGGACGGTCGGGTCGCAGTCGCGTACCGGGTTGCCGCAGGGCGGGTCGGCGTCGATCGAGGTGTTCGCCTCCGACGAGCGGACGGGCGATGGGATCATCCCGTCGATGTGCATCGTGGACGAGTTGCACCGCCACCGGACGCTCGACCTGTACGAGACGTGGCGGGGCAAGCTGGGCAAGCGGGACGCGCAGATCATCACGATTTCGACCGCTGGCGAGCCCGGTGCGCCGTTCGAGGAGACGCGGGAGAAGATCCGGCAGTCGGCGAGCGAGTTGCGCCGGGAGGCGACGTTCGTCAGGGCTGCGTCGGAGCAGCTGGTGCTGCACGAGTGGGCGGTGCCGGAGGGCGGCGACATCGAGGATATGGAGCTTGTCGCTGCGGCTAACCCGTTCTCGGGGGTGACTGCGCAGACGTTGGCGGCGGATTTTGGGTCGCCGACGATGACGGAGGGGCATTGGCGGCGGTTCAAGTGCAATTTGCCGACTCGGAGCGAGTTTGCGGCGATCCAGGAGGGCGAGTGGTATGCCGCCCGGAGCGTTGAGGAGATCCCGGTCGGCCAGCCGGTCTGGGTGGGCCTCGATGTGGGATGGAAGTGGGATACGACTGCGCTTGTCCCGTTGTGGTGGCGGGACGCGGAGTTCCGCCTGCTCGGGCCTGCCCGGATCCTTACGCCGCCGCGGGACGGCTCGAGCCTCGCGTCGTGGAAGGTTGAGCGGGCGCTCGTCGAACTGCACGAGCGCAATCCGGTGGAGACGCTAGTGATGGATACCTCTAGGGCGGAGCAGCTGGCGCAGTGGATCGCGGACGAGCTCGGGGCGGACGTGGTCGACCGGGCGCAGACGAACGTGAAGGCCGTGGAGGATTACGACAGGTTCATGGAGGCGCTGCGCGAGGGCTGGCTGTGGCACTCGGGCGACGCCGGCCTGACGCGGCACGCGCTGAACGCGATCGCGCGGGTGCTGCCGCATGGCGACGCGCGCTTCGACCGGCCGTCGAAGTCGCAGAAGGGGCAGCCGCAGCAGGACATGCGGGTGTGGGACGCGCTGGCGGCGGCGTCGATGGTGCACTCGGTGGCGTTCGAGTGGCTGGGTGTCGGCGGCGGGCTGGTGTTCGTGTGAGGCTCTGGCATAAGCGGCGGCGCGTCCGGCTACAGCTCGTGCCGCTGGCGGGAGCGCCGAAGGCGATCGAGGGCATCGACCTCGGCCGCGTAGACGGCGAGTACGTGATCGCGGTGCCGACGTTCATCGAGGACGTCGACCGGACGTTCTCGGCCGATAACACGATCTCGATCCGCGTCGAGCGCGTCATTCTCCGCGAAATCCTCTAGCCCGAGAGGGGTGGTTGGTTTGATCCTTCGCACCGCCTCTGGGCGCGACGTCGAGTACCGCGTAGCCGGCGACTGGCCGTCCACGTCGCTGACCTGGCCGACACCGCTCGGGCAGGGCTACCTCGCCCAGTCCGGGCTACTGGTCACCCCGGACATCGCGCAAGGCGTGCCGGCCGTCGGCAGCGTTATTCGGCAGGCCTCCGGGCTGCTCGCGTCGATGCCGTACACCGTTTACAAGACCGGCACCGTCTCGTCGACGGCGACGGGCTGGCAGGCCGACCTGTTTGCCGACTCGCCGTCACCGGACGTCGACAGCTTCCAGTTCTTCTACGACGTGGCGCTGTCGCTCGAGGCGACCCAGAACGCGTTCATCCAGAAGGCGTTCTACAAAAAGCAACTCAAGGCGCTGATCGTGCTCGACCCGCAGCGGATGATCGCGCGGCGCACGCCCGGCGGCGGCAAGGAGTACAAGTTCTATGACGAGGACGGCGTTCAGGTAACCATCCCGTCGTCGCAGATCATCCACATTCGCGGCTACACCCCGTCGCCCGGCGCGATGAACGGTGTGTCGCTGATCCAGCTTCACCGCGACGCGATCGGGTCCGCGGTGGCGATGGAGAAGTTCGTGGGCGACTACTTCCGCAACAACGCGCAGGTCCCGTTCTTCTTCACCGGGGCGTCGAATCAGAACCAGGCGCGCGACGCCGCCGAGCTCTGGAACGCGCAGCACGCCGGTGCGGGCAACCAGTGGAAGCCGGGGGCGCTGTGGGGGCAGATGGGCGTGACGGCGCTGCCGCTGTCGATGCAGGACGCGAACTTCATCGAGGCGAAGCGGGTGTCGATCGAGGACGCCTGCCGGATCTGGCACTGGCCGCACCACCTGCTCGAGCTCTCCGGTGAGCAGCCGATCCGCAACGAGTTGTGGTGGACGGAGATGTTCATCAAGTTCTACATGGTCGAGCGTCTGCGGAGGATCGAGAAGGCGTTTGACGCCGACCCGGACCTGTTCGCAGGCCAGCCGGTCTACGGGCGGTTCGTTACCGAGGAACTCGAGCGCGCGTCCGAGGAAGTCAGGGCGGCGACGTGGAAGAACATGATCCAGGGTGGCGTGATGACCCCGAACGAGGCGCGCGCCAGAGAGGGCCTGCCGCCGCATCCGGGCGGGGACGAGCTCCAGTTCCCGCTGGTGGGTGGCGGGGCCGTAGGAGCCGGCACAGAGCCTCCTAGCGGTACTCCTGACGCCTCCCCGGCGTCCCAGAACGGTCGAGCGGCTCATTTGCCCGCCGATCTCCTCACCCAGTAGGGAGGAAACCTATGAGCAGCACCTTGACCGAGCCGGACGGGACTCGCACGATCCACGTCCCGATCGACGCCTGCGAGTGGCGCGACAGCGGCGACCCCGAGAAGCCGAACGAGACGACGCTGCGCGGCCACGCCGCCGTGTTTAACAGCCTGTCTGACGACCTCGGCGGCTTCCGCGAGCTGATCGCGCCCGGCTTCTTCCGCGCGTCGCTCCGCAAGCAGCCGGACGTGCGCCTGCTGTTCAACCACGACCCGAACTTCGTGATGGGGCGCACCGCCGCCGGCACGCTCGAGCTCCGCGAGGACAACCGCGGTCTGCACGTGTTTGCCCGCGTCGACAAGACGATCGGCTGGGTGAACGACTTGCGGACGTCGATGCAGCGCGGCGACGTCGACCAGATGAGTTTCGCGTTCACCGTCCGGGAGGGCGGAGACGACTGGGCCGTCACCGAGGACGAATCGGTCATCCGCACGCTGATGCCTGACGGCGCCGAGCAGTTGTTCGACGTCAGCGTCGTCACGTACCCGGCCTACAAGGCCACTGAGGTTTCGATGCGTTCGGTACTCGAGGACGCAGTAGCACGCGGTCGCCTGCCCGGATGGGTGGGGGCCGACCCTGGCACCGCAACAGGCGTCGCCGAGGCTGAGGGCGTCGTGTCGGGTGTCGAGGATCGCGCAGACGTGCCATCCATCGCAAGACTCGTCTCGATGTACGAATGCGGACAGGACTTCCTGCAAGGAGAGCTCCTGCCCGACGACGCGCCGGAACGAGCCCTGATCACGGACGCCCTGGCCCTGATCGACCAGGCGATCGCGATCGAGGCCGTCGAGCCCGGTGACCCGGGCGTACCGGTCGGCGACGAGATGGAGATGGACTCGGCACCGAACGCGCTCGCAGAGCTCCGCGCCGCCTCGAAGCAGACGCTCCAGGCGGAGAAGGAGCACCTCGCACACCTACTACGAAAGGCAGTCGCATGAGCAAGGTCACCAAGTCGATCGAGGAGGCCCGCGATCTACTCGACCGGTCGATCCAGGAGATGGACGACTGGGACGCCAAGATCCAGGCGCTCCCCGACGACACCAAGGACGAGGAGCGCGGCTTCCACGCCGCCACCTTCGAGAGGATCCAGGAAGACGTGAAGCGCCAGCGGGAGACGCTCGAACGGCTGATCGCCGTCCGGGACGCTCGCGAGACGGTGCCGGCGCCGGACGATCCGGAGCCGGACGAGCCGGACGAGCCGGAGCGGCGCGGCGGCAACCCCGCCCGTGCGTTCGGCACGAGCAGGGAGCCGCTCACCTACCGGGCCGACAACCCGGGCATCTCGTTCTTCGCGGACGTGTTCCACGCACAGATCGGCGGTTCGCAGGAGGCGTTCGCCCGTCTCGCGCAGAACGAGCGGGAGATGGCGTACGAGACGCGGTCGATGTCGACGACCGTGACGGCCGGCGGTAACTTCATCCCGCCCCAGTACCTCGGGGAGATGTACGCCGCCCTCGCACGGCCGGGGCGCCCGTTCGCGGACTCGCTGCCGAACTCGCCGCTGATGGCGACCGGCATGAACATCACGATCCCGAGGATCACCACCGGTACGCTGGTGGCGACCCAGACGACCCAGAACACGTCGCTGGGCACGAGGGACATCGTCGAGGCGCTGCTCACCGTCCCGATCATCACGATCGGCGGTTACAGCGACCTGTCCGTCCAGTTGGCCGAGCGGGCCGAGCCGGGCTTCGACACGATCCTGTTCAACGACCTCCGCGCCGACTACGACCGGCAGCTCGACAGCTCGTGCATCAACGGGGCCGGCACCACCGACCATGTCGGCATCCGGTCGGTCGGCTCGATCCAGACGTCCACCTACACGTCCGCGACCCCGGTTGCGTCCGGTCTGCTGCCGAAGCTTTACGACGGCATCCAGAAGATCGCGACGACCCGCTACGCGGAGCCGGACACGCTCGTCCTGCACCCGCGCCGCTCGGCGTGGTTGGTCAGCAACCTGAGCTCGACGTTCCCGCTGTTCCAGGTCGGCGGGCTCTACCAGGCCGCAGGCCAGCAGGCAGGCGGCTTCGTGAACTCGTTCGCTGGGCTGAACATCGTCTCCGACCCGAACGTCGGCACCGTCTACTCGGTCGGCGGCAACACGAACGAGGACGAGATCTACGTGACCCGCAACGCCGACATGCACTTGTGGGAGGGCACGCCTCGCGTCGAGGTGTTCCGCGATGTCGGCTCGGCCACGGGCACCGTCAGGATCCGGCTGTACGCGTTCAGCGCGTTTGCGTCCGGCAGGTTCCCCGGCTCGATCTGCAAGATCGCCGGTTCAGGGCTCAGCGCGCCGACGTTCTAGGCGGCTGATTAAAGTAGGGGCGGGGGATGCCACCCGCCCCTACAGCACCGAAAGGAGCACGCATGGCGAAGAAGTCGAACGAGGAGAACGCCGGGCTGATCGTGGCGCTGCTCGAGGAGCTCCGCGGCGCCGAGATGCACGGCGACGACGCTCAGATCGCCGACATCAAGGCGTCGCTCACCCGGGTGGGGTATCAGGCGGAGAAGCCGTCGAAGCGGGCGGAGAAGCGCCCTGCTTCCGCACAGGCCGAGACGCGCTGACGTTTACGCTCGCACCGGGCGAGCGGTTCTATGCCGGTTACCACGAGTGGGTTCTGCACCCCGAGGAGGCGAGCGTGGTACTGGCCCGGGGTTATGCTCTCGTCGATGGGATCAGGTTTCGGGCAGAGCAGGTTTGCAGCGTCGGCGTCTACCCGCAGATCAAGATTTTCGGGTTGCCGGATGACCCGTCGGATCCGCAGTGCCGCGGCGTCCATGAGGGGCTGATGAGGCTGGGGATGGATATCGACCACGGGATCGCCAGCGAGCACGTGCCCGAGGCGGCGAGGCTTAGGAGGGTGGCGTGACCGAGTCGAAGTTTCCGTACCTCGACCCGCAGGCGTACGAGAACTGGCCGGCGCGGGAGCCGTCCGAGATGGAGGGCACGAGGATCCACCACACGGCGTGGCTTGCCGACTGCGTGACGGTCGGCAAGCACGTGACGATCGGCCCGAACGTGTCGATCGGCTGGGAGGGGTTCGGTTACGTATGGGAGTGCGACTTCTGCACGCACGACACGCTCTGCCCGCCGTGCGCGGATCCGGGGCGGCGGTCGTGGCAGCGCCGGGAGCACCCGTTCGGCGTCGTGATCGGCGACCATGTGGAGATCGGGGCGGGCACCGTCATCGACCGGGGCCGCTACCGCGACACGGTGATCGGGTCGGGCACGAAGATCGACGCGAACGTGTTCATCGCCCACAACTGCCTGGTCGGCGAGCACTGCCTGATCATCGCGAACAGCCAGATCAGCGGCAGCTGCGAGATCGGCGACCGTTGCCATATCGGCCCAGCGGCGATGCTGACCGACCATGTGAAGGTCGGTGACGACGGGCGGTGCGGGCTGGGGTCTGTGGTGACGAAAGACGTGCCCGCCGGCGAGACGTGGATCGGCAACCCAGCCGAGGAGATTGGGGCGTTCAAGGTGCGGCGCGCGGCAATCCAGGTCAAAAAGGTCGTTGAGAAGCAGATGAATGCAGAATGGTCGGACGCCGACTTTCGCGCCGCAACGGCGGGTTCGCACGGCGACATCGCCGACGGCAGCTGGGACAAGTTCGCGGCCCGGTGACCGCCCAGACCGTCCCCGCGCTCGATCACGACTTCTCCATCGCCAGGCTCGAGCGGCTGCTTGCTACCGACAACCCGGAGGTGGAGTGGCGCCACGACATCGACTTCGACCCCGAGTGCGCGCTGAAGATGGCGCAACTGGAGCACCGGCTCGGTGTCCAGTCCACCTACTACGTGATGGGGCGCGGTGACTTCTACAACCCGTTCGGTGTCAAGACCAGCCAGTTGTTCAAGGAGGTCATCGGGTACGGCCACACCCTCGGCATGCACGTCGACCTCGAACTCGGGCGCGGCTCGCAGGTCACGACGGAGTCGATGCGGCGTGCGTGCGAGTGGGATTGGCTGCTGTTTCAGGAGGGCGGCCTGGATGTGACGCGCCGGGTGGCGTTCCACGCGCCGCCTCGGAGCGTCTACTGGCGCGACGTACCTGGGTTCGAGCACGCGCTCGCGCCGCAGTGGACGGACAGGTACGTGGCCGACTCGCGCGGCGTGTGGCGAGAGAACCCGGAGGAGAGATTGGCGGCCGGCGGGCCGGTGCAGGTGAACTGTCATCCGGAGTGGTGGTGGTGGCCGGCCAACGTTGCCGCCCGCGTGCGGAAGGTGGAGGCGGCGAAGCCGTGACCGACTTCGAGCGCGAGAGCCACAACCCGTGTAACGCCTGCTGCCCGTGTCCGCCGTGCCGTGTCCGGTGGTGCAGGCGCACCGCCCGGCTCTACGCG